TATATACTATTATGCGTCGCCAAGTCTAATGATCGCATTAGATGAATCAGCAGTTGGGAATTGAATAACGAAATCTCCGTTAGTCGCTGTCTTTGTTCCGCCGAAATCTAAAACTAATACTGCTTCATTAGAAGTGCCTTTATAAATCAGAGCTCCCACTGCAGATAAAGTTACAGATGAGAAAGTCAAATCTGCAAAGTCAACGTATGCAATGTTACTTGATATCGCTACGCCATTATTAGTTAAAGTATTTCCACCAGCTGTATAGTTTGTTCCAGACGAAGAAACTTCGTTTGTAACAGTGTACACAGTTGTAGAAGTACTGAAACCGCCTAATGATGTATAAAGCGCTAATTTGAAAGTTGATCCACCAGAATCAAAATCAAACACGCCACCAAGTAAGTCTGTTTTAAAAGAGTCAGGTACTATGTTAGCCATTTATTTTTTCTCCTTAATTTATTGTGATGGGTTTACTGATTTTAAAGGAGTACGAATAACACCATCGTCATATTCGTCTCTGCGTCTTCTACCTTGTTGTTCGATAGAGTACGTTTGAGAAGCTCTTTGATAAGCCTGCTCATAGTATTGTAACATATCTGCAGGACCTTTCAAGTATCCATATGTTTCTACCAGAGAAGCATACAAAAGTAAATCTTGATATTTATTACTTACATAAGTCGTTGCAGAGTCAGAAGTTGTTATAGAATCAGGTTGTTTATTGTAAGCTAAAGTAATCAAATAAGTTGAATCTGGTGTAGGAGCCACTACCCAATAGTTAGCATCCCAATTAGCATAGTATTTAGGAAGTCCTGATTGAGTTCCTGGGGTATCATAATATTCTGCCATAAAAGAAGTATCTCTTTGCTCTAAATAAACTTGATTTCCAGATGAATCAGTCAATTGAGCATATCTAATAAATCTTAAATCCGATGGAATTGTTACATATCTATTTCCAGCTTGTAGATTTGATGTTGCATAAAATCTGTCATCATCAGAGTCTGTATCTCTATAAATTCTATTTTCAGCATTTTTAACAATCGTAGTTAAAACAGAGTCAGATAAAACATTGCTATCTACTTCTGTATAATTTCTAATATCTGTTTTTAAATTTGAATATGTATATGCCATTATGGTGTAATCGTTACCGGACCAGCCGATGCAAACGCTCCTCCTATTCTTCCTGAAACCGCAGCAGTTTCACCTGATGCAAATGTATAATTATTTGCATCTGTTACTGTTATGGTAAAGCCACTTGCATTATTCAAGTTGCTTTCTGTAATTCCATTTCCTGTTGTTGCATTTCTAAATACAACAGTTTGTCCAGTTGTTCTTCCATGCGCATCTTCATAAACAGAAATAGTTCCAGAAGACGCTGTTGTTGTAAATGGGTTTGATGATAATAAATTAGGTACCGTTGGTTCGGTTCTCGCGGGTCGTGCATTTTGTAAACCTTGTGGATCGACAATTCTTGGTTTTGGTTCTAATTGAGGATGTTTAGCTTCATATTCAGATATATGAACAAAAGAACCATTCCATTCTTTTACCATTTCTGTATATGGAAATGCTTGACCTGATCTATCAGAAATAGCTTGTGAAAATTTTCCTCTAGCAAAATTAGCCATTATACTCCATCTCCATAAAATGTTTGTGGTGAAATAAATACAGAAGTTCTTTGACCATCTTCAGTCAATGCTCTTTGTAATTCATCTTCATAAATTAATTTTAAATTTTGAGTCATTTCTGGAGATACTTTCATACTTAAATAATATGCAAGACCAGAAATCATACAAGGTATAAATCTATATGCAACATCTGCAGTATTAGTATATGCACCTGCATCTTCAATTCTTGCAATGTAATAAAATTTTAATTGATAATTAGCTCCAGAAAAAGATGAGCCAGGTGTTAAATATAAAAATACACTTGGGTTTACAGTTCTTTGAACATAATATTGTGAAGGTGTACCTTGAGATAATTTGTTTGGTAGTGCTGCGTAATCTGATCTATCTATTTTTGATAAAGTTGTATCAACGGGAGCTGCGGCTGTTGTATTATCTCTAACATAAGCTTCTAGCACATCATTAATATCTGTTGGAAAGTTAGTGTTGTCGTTTGCATAATTATATTCTGCTTGACCTAACACTAAAGGTATTGTTGCAGATTTTACCTTCCAAAGGTGCACACCTCTATTACCCCATTCTGCAAATAAAATATTTAGAGAAGTCCTAGCTTGTTTTAACTGACGTCCGGTTCTTACACCTTTAATGCCAGTTCTTTCAAAAGCTTCTTCAACAATGTCGTCGATCGTTAGATCGAATGATGTAGTACCAGAGGTAGCCATCTAGCCTCCTATTTGTCTATAATTACAGTAGCAGTTATATCACCACCAATAGCGGAAACTGTCATTCCACCTTCAAATAAAATTCCATCTTCTGGAATATTGAAAGCAAAAACATCTCCTTGTGGGCAATCTGATATCCATTGAGTTACTGAATTACCATCTTGTAATGTGATAGATTGAGTTCCAGTGCTACCATCATTAGTCATCATAATTCCTCTTAATCTTGTTCTACCACCAAAAACAGATCCTGTTCCTGTAACTTGTACCGCTTTAACATCTGATTTCATATTTGTCTCCTAAATTTTGTGTGGGCCCGAAGGCCCACAATAATTAGTATTATGCTAAATTATTATTTTGAACGTATGTTACAGTCAAAATAGCAACACCAGCATCTGCAGTTGTTGCAGATGATTTAGTGTAAATTTTAACATCACTTGTTCCAATGTCTTTCCAATTATCAGCATCTGTAATTGTAGCTTGAGATGCTAATTTAATTGTGTTCACAGTTGAAACCGCAACAGCAGTTGCTAATTCAGTAGAAGTAGCTGAAGTACCAATACTTAAAGTAGCAGAGTTATCATAAGCAGTTGTTACAAAAACAGTTGCTTCTAATACTTGGCTGTTTGCAGGAATTACGATTCCAGATTCAGCAGCTGTAGTTGATTGAGTAATTGCAGCAGATTGCGACATTACTACTTGACCAACGTTAGCAATATTTGATCCTAATGTAGTTCCAGTTGTGTTTGATATTGTTCCAGCTTTAATTGGGCCGGAAAATGTTGTTTGTGCCATAGTTTTATCCTCCTAGTTATTTCCGCATAGTCTCTAGGCCGTCGACTATACTCGTCTATGCAGAATTTATATTGTATAGTGGTAATATTATATGTTAATTTTTGATAGAGTGCAAGAGGGCCTGTAAAGTGGAGTTGATTTTTTCCAACAATGTAGCTTTTTATTAAGTAGCTACTGAAACTTGTGGAACAGCGTCTTCAATCTTATTATCAAGATGAGCTTTTTGAGCTTCAGCTTGTTTTATATGATTAATTACTTCTCTGACCTTATGGTCAATTTTAACCATATTGAGAGTATATCTACCCTCATTAAGATGCTCCTGCTCCCATTGTAGATCCAATACTTTTTTCTGTTTGTATAGATCGTTCAGATGTTGTTGCATCATTTGTGTTTATAACCTCCTCATAGGTTATTCTATATCTACGGACGTTCTCTCCCGTATATTCCCAAACTATATCATTTTTTCCTAGTTTGTCAACTATAGCTTCCTCTAAGGATTCTGGATTGTCTTGAGACAAGACTTCAAATTTTGAATAGTATTCGTAAGCGTTGATTATAACGATAAATTTTTTCATAGTATCTTTCATCTTATTTTATAAATGAGGCGGGATTGTGTCCCGCCTCAAATAATTTAGGTATTAAGCACCTTCAACACCGAAGATACCTCTAAAGTCTGATACACCAAATGAGTATCTTTCTCTAGCTTTGTATCTAACGTTGCCAGTATCGAAATCGCCTTCCATCGCTGTTTTGATTGGAGCTCTTTCGAAGTACTTCATGCCATTAGGCACGTCAGTGATAATGTAATACGCATCTGTGTCAGTTAAGAAATTGTTCACTCTGTAACCTTGAGGAACCATTCCCATAGAAACGATTGCGTTGATATCATTATCAGCAGTACCAACTCTACCTTGAGACTTCATCAATCTCTCTGCAGTAAATTGTAACTCAGAAGGAATAATCATTTTTACTCCTCTAGCTGCAATTTTTAAACCTCTTTCATCAGTCATTGCCGCAATGTCAATTAACGACTGTTCTAATGAAGTTTCGTTTAAGTCTGCTTGAGTTGTTAAAGTATTCTTAACAGTACCTGCGATTGTTGGGTGAGCAGTGTTAAATAAAGAAACACCGTCTCCTGAATCGAAAGCATCGTTAGAAGGTAGACCATTTATTAATGGAGCTACTGCTTTAACTTGTTTTGTGTTTGCCATAGATCTAGCTAATGCTTTTGTATATCTACTAGCAAGTCTGTCATACAAGTTGTCCTCAATTGCTTCTTCAGTTATTGAGAAGGCAAGAGCCACAGTTTCGTGTGTGTATCTTGCAGTGTAAGTCTCTTGAGCATTGTCAAAAGTTACACCTGAACCTTCTGGTTTAACTTGAGCTTGAGCAAAACCTGATAACATTACTTCTTCTTCAAACGCTCTGTCTGAAGATTCTGTAGAGTATATTTCAGCATGCTGATTCTCATAACGTTTATATTCCAAGCCGAATAGAGCATTCAAACCTGGTTCTAGTTCTTTAACTAGTTGTCCTCGTGATATAGCCATAGTTTTTCTCCTCTATTATACGCCTGTTGTTACTTTAAGATTGTGTTCATTGATCATTACAACCCAATTAACATAACCAGAAGTTATGTCATTGTTGTCAGGATCTTTTGATACACCTATGATTTTAAGCTGTGCTGAATTTGTGCTTAATGTAGCATTATTCAATACTGCTTTTGATACATAGTTTGCTGAGTCACCAGCTGCAAGAGCGATATCCGCATTGTTAAACACGTCAGTCTGCTCAGAAGCAGTTGAAATGTTTGTTTGGATCTCGAATCTTTCATATGGATCGTCTGATACGAACGCAACAATGTCACTTGCATTTACTTGTGCATAGTGATTTGCCCACGTCGGTTTTTTAGTTGTAGGATCAGTGTAAAACACCCCGTTTAATGAACCAAGGATATTTCCGCCTGCAGCACCTTGATCTATTGTTCCAGCCGCAGTCATTTTAACTGGGTCTTGGAAATAGATAGTTGTGCTATCATTTGCCGAAATACTGTATTCACTTAAACCTTGATTGTCTCTGTTCTGACCTACTTTTCCAATTGGTTTTAAACCAAATGGTGCGTTTTTATTTGCCATAGTAGTTTGTCCTCCTTAGACATATTGTTTAAGTGTACTCTGTTGGTTTGAGAAATTCTATAATTAGGATTTCTTAGTACCACCAAAAGTTACACGAGTTTGCCTATCAATATTGATTGGCATACTTGGGTGCTGTTCCTTCATTAAATCGTTATCTACTGCTTCAACGTTTTCTCTGGCTTGTTTTTTATAATAGTCAGCACGTTGTTGCGCGATTTCTTCCGGTACCCTTGCCAGCACAAGGCCACCAACTCCGATCACTCCCTTATATTTGCCGTCTTCGACAATCGGATAATCTGAATCAGGATATTCGTCAGCTCTTACAAGCTCGTATCCAGATCTTATTCTTCCTGCGACATTCTTAGTGTCTTGGAATCCAAGAGTTTCAGTTCTTATCCATCTGTGCCTAAACCCAGTAGGCGCAGGGGGTGCATCTAAACTTGATGGTGGAGTCCAAACTTTCGGTCGAGAATCTTTTTCTCGAGTTTGGCTCGCACGAGTGGTCTTTATATTTTTATCTTCCATATGCCTATACCTCCTTCGTGATATTTAATTGTTTCGCATATTCTTCAAGTGGCACACCTAATTTTTTAGCAATTGCTACTTGTGATGGTGTGAGCCTCACAGTTTTGCGACCAGATTTTGTACTTCTTCTTGCAGATGCAACAGTCTGTACAGGCTTGGTCGTATTATTTTCAACCTTAGTTGAACTTGTATCAAATTTATGCGGAAATTCAAGTCTTATTCTTTTATCAATTTCAGCATAATATTCGTCAGATTGAGGATCATAACCTTCCTCTTCTGTAAGCTTTTTATGAAGATCAAAAGCAGTGTAAGTCATAGCAGTATCCTTACCAAACCACGTGTTTTTAGTAGCCCAATCCTCAGCTTTTGGATCAGGAGTACCTTGTGAAATTTGTTGTCTTTGAACATTCAAATCAGTTTGTTTAGGTCTTGATTCTCTTACTTTAGCCTCTTCTTCTTGTTGTGCTTTAGCTTCTAAGAATCTTGCTTGTTTATAACCTAACTCTGATATGGCTGTTAAAGCTTCTGATTCAGCTTGTAAATCATTTGATTCTCTAGCTGCTGCCAGTTTTGCTTTTGCAGATTCTAATCCAGATTTAATTGAGTCTTCTGTAGACTTCATGTATCCGGGTTCTAGTTTAGACAATTTTTCATCAGCTTTTTTCTTATCTGCCATTACTCTTTCGGCATAAGATAAAGCTTCATCTTTTTGTCTCTCTGCTTCTCTCCATTTTTTTGTAAGCTTTGCTATTCTTTTCTGAACGCTTTCAGAATATTCTTTAAGCTCATCTTCTTTTTTTTCTTCTTTTTGTTCGCTAACTTGAACATCAAGCTGCTCATTAGATTTCTCAGATGAATCATTGGATTCATTATTGTCTTTAGTATTTTCATTTTTTACCTCTAGTTCATTTTCAGTTTCTTTTGAATCATTTTCTAATTCTACATCAACTGATGGACCAGATGTATCAATGTCTACTGTTTTGTTTTCTTCTATGTCCGGCATAGTTATCTCCTATGTTAATATTTATGAAGTATGTCTTCGGGATTTTCGATGGTTGCTAACACTTCATCGTCATTTAGCAATCTTACTTCCCCACCATCTATCTGGATTCTTGATCCAGCATATCTTGCAAAAATTACCCAATCACCTTTTTTACACCAAGGTCCATCAGGATATCTTTCTTTATCATTATAACAGTCAGGACCCTGAGCTAAAACAAGTCCGCATGTAGATGCAACCTGTTGTCTCTCTAAAGTTTCTTGACCTAAATATAATCCACCACGAGTTTTCTCTGGCATTTTAAATGGAAGAACTAACATTCTCCATCCTGTTGGTTTAGGTAGTTTTGTAGATTCTTTTTTCTTTAAACGTTCGTAACCTTCAACTTCTTCTTGGTTGAGAGCTTCGTATTTTTCTTGTAATGCTAATTTAGTCTTTGGTATTTCCGCCGTCTTGTCCGAATCTGACAACGTTTGTGAGGTCGTATTCTCTTTTATCTTCATTTTTTTGCTCCTTTGGCTTTAGCAGGTTAGAGATTTCCTGTGATATTCTTAAATAGGCATGTGCCTGTCCCATCATATACTTGTATTTTTCCATATTGTCAACACCTCCACCAATCATATTGTCACCTATATTTTGGTAAGATTCTTTCAAATATCTCTGTATTTTATTTATTACTGTTAATTCGTCGTGTTCCATATTTTACCTTTCTTTATTATTTTTTAGCAATTCCATTTTCTTAATGATTTATTAATTCTGCTATTTGGATCTCTTGCTGTTTTAGCAGAAGTTAATCTTTTTTTCATACCTTTCATTCTAGCACAAAAACTTTTTCTTCTATTAGCTGCTTTAGAACCTTTTTTTAATTTAGAAGGTTTAGTAGTTACAGCCATAGATAATTTAGAACCTGGATTTGCTCTTCTATAAGATGCAATTCCTTTTCTATTTAATCCACCTGATGCAGATTTACCTTCTTTTCTTTGCCATGCAGGAGATTTACTTCCTCTAGCTAATTCAACTCTTTGACCATGTGGAT